CTACCTCATCCTCTACCTCATTTTCTTGATCAATCATAGAAGTCATCGGCATCATATCAGGCTCATCACTCAGTTCAGGCTCATTTGCCATAGGTATAAGGCTCGAGGGTATATAGTAGTCATTCATGAACTGGCTATCCTCATCAAGGCCATAAGACATCGCTGCTCGTTTCTCATTAGGGGTCAGCCACCAAGCACTGCTCATCTGCTGTACCACCTTATCCATCTCCTCTTGTAGTTCAGGGATCACCGAGAAGTCAAAGTCGATATATAGGTTTGATCCATACTGAGGGGTTAGCCATCGGTTTAGTTCCTCTCTGATCTTGATCAGTTCGGGGATCACAGCATTTTGATAGAGTGCCTTTTTCGCCTCTTTCATATTATTATATGTGCTGCTGTCCGTGTTATTCAGTAGCTGTACAGGAACGCTGTAGATATTACACAGATCCTTGATCGTAGCATTGTATTGCTCTATCAAGCTGAGGTCTGATGTAGATAGACCGAAGTTAATCCAACTGAGTTTCTTAGGGGTGATCAATACATCTCCTGCATTATTTGTTCCCTGATGCTGCTCTTTGAATTTTTCCTTTAACTGGCGAGCCTGCTCAGCGCTGAGATCTCCCTCGTCTGACATGAGTACCCCACGAGCCATCTGATTCTGTAGATACTTCACTCCAGTACTTACCGCCTCGTTATTTGATTGCAAGACTCTAAGACCTGCATGAAGTGGACTCATCCCGTAGAGATGTGATCCTGTACCATCATAGTACGGATTAAAGTCTTTGATATGGCAAACCTCATTAGCTGCAATACGATAGGTTCCATTATAGCTGAGGGTGTATTCCTTTACAGGTTCCATGATACCCCCTGAGTGGATCTCCATATTCTGAGAGGGTAGTACATAGAGTTCTCTGAACTTACCTCTATTCGATCCTGTGTCAGGCGAGATCCCAAAGATGTATCTGTTCCCTGTTAGCTTTCCAAATGCGATGATCTCTGAGATCCATGCATTATATGATTGGGCTGGGTTAGGTCTCTTTAGTAGTTCGTGAAGCTCGGTATTCTCTAATTCTACAAGAGATTGCTTTCTGAGCATCTGAGCCTTGTGCATCACAGATTCATCAAATCCTGATGAAGTGATCGCCTTATATCTCGATAGATCATTCTCGCTCTGAATCTCATATACACATAGCGGAATAGTAGATGCAGCCTTAGTGATGAGGTTTACTATAGAGTAAACTGTTGAGTTATATCTGTATCCCTTATTGATGTAGGTATCATCGTTCTCAGGATTCCATACAAGGCTATCGCCTAAGTAATTGTAAATTGCTCTATTATAAGCCTCATTTGTTGATTGCTGATTTTTAGTGATCAGCGACTTAAAGCGATCTAAGAGTGTAGCCATTTAGTAAAAATTTTCCAATAACAAAAGTAAAAATTAAATAACAAAAAAGTCGGTGCGCCTACCATACTGCGAATAAACCCCATACCTCAACGCATCCATCAGGTGATTATTTTTATCGACTGGCTTATTTATGATAGTATCATCTCTTAGCTGCTGCCAATAATAGGTGTTATACTCGTGAAATAAGTTCTTGCTCTCCTTACTCACCACGATATCAAATTCCTTGAGTAGAGAGATCCCCGAGTTTATAGATCCCACACCCTTCACCGCTGGCTTGATCAAGCAGCCGAGTCTTTTGATCTCATCGATACTCTTAGGCTCAGCGCTATCAGCAAAGGATAGAGTGTCTCCGTGTCCGCAAGCTATGATAAAATCCGCAATATCCTTATTCGTCATACCTGTAGAATACTTCAGTTCATTCACATAGAGCGTATCGTTATGCTTAGAGACCTCAACTATCGCAGTAGGATCATTACTATACCCGAAGTCGATACCCAGCACGAAATCGTCTAAAACAGGGAACTGATCATGAGGTATGAAAGTCCAGTTATTAAAGATCTGCCTCTTAGATAATACTGCACGCTGACCCTCTCCGTACACCTGCCAATAATCAGGATCTCTCTCCCTCATCCTCTCGATCTCATAGACCAGATCAGGTGATAGGAATTTGTTGTCTTTATAGGTAGTGATGAATGTATCGCAATCCTCACGAGGCATCACCTCATCGAATATCCAATGCACAGGATCAGAGGGGTTGAGGTCGATGATCACTCGCTGTGTCGTTCTCATGTTGATCTGCCTGAAATCCTCGAGCATTAACTCATTACCCTCGTTCAGGTATGCTATATCCCTCTTTCTACCCCTCACCTTCTGAGGCTCGTCTAAACTGAGAAACTCGATCAGGTGATCATTATATCTAAATTCATTGGCGGACTTATTGTACTCGCCCATATATAAGAGACCAGTCTCATCGAGTATCCCCATCAGATCCCGAAGTACAGATCCTTTGAGTGAGGGTAGCGTCTTTCTGATCACAGAGATCACGAGAGGCTCCTCTGAGGTCGTCAGAAGATAAACTAAGTATTGACAGATCGCATAGGTCTTTCCTGATCGTGTACCGCCCTGATGTACTACAAATCTCTTATCTGAGTGGATGAGGTCATAGAACTGGCGATTACATCTCTGCTCTACTCGTCTTTGTCTGCTGGACTCCATTCTATGAGGTGGCTTTCTATATTACTATCATGAAACACCTCTTGTCGCTCTACATACCCTCTACTCTTACCTTTCGTCTTGAGATAGAATATAGTCGCAGCTGTTGATCCCTCATTTATTTGCTTATGTAGCTGACTCTCTGCGAAGTCGATAGCTACATCGGTGAGTGAATCTACCTCTCTGCGGAAGTCCTCATCATCTCTGTAGTAGTTGTAGTAGGTACTGCGATGAATCCCTACAGCCTTGCAAGCAGTAGTGACCACACCGAGTGATTTCTCGAGAGCCTCAAGAAGTGCTTTTTTTATGTGTCGATTTGTGTCGTTTACTTTGGCTGCCATGACTGACTGAAATCTTTATCTTTAAATACCTGACTCTTTGGAATACCTGCCTTAAATAGAAGCCTCACTACCTCCTCTTTCTCCATCTGAAGTCTGCTCATGATCTCCTCACCTGTGAGTCCATCCTCTACCATATCAGTCACGATCTTAGACATCTCCAATACTCCATGAGTACCCCTCGCTCTATTGTGTCGGATAGTCGCCATCTTCTTCTGATTCTCATCCGTATCGTTCAGGATCACTACAGGTACTTTTCCATCAGTGAGTTCATTGATCTCCTTGTGACCGCTAACAGTCCATCTGTGAAATCCATCTACGATCGTGTAGTCTGCATTGATCACTATAGGCTGAGTCCATCCATCCTCAAGTATCGATATCTTTAATAGCTTCAGTTCAGGTGGCGCTACCTTGTTCGGATTATAATTATTCGGTTTCAGTAGATCACGATCAATCCATGTGATCTTATCGAGTGGTTGTTTTTTCATGAATATAGTCTTTTGGCTTCCGCCTCTGTTATACCTAATTTCTCTCTGCGCTGTACTGCCAATGGGGTCAGGTTATTACTCTGTCGCCCTTTGAAGTCTCCTCTGATCGCTACCCTACAGATAAACTTCCAAGATACCCCGCTGAGTGGGTGAGCCTCATCCTCAGGTATTGGCTGAGTGGTTTTCTTCCTATGCAAATTTATGTATTGATTTATATTTTTCTTCAGCGTGTTCTTTGAGTCATGATCATAGCTATCGATGATTACCTTTAGATATTCCTGATAGGTCATATTCTCGGGCTTATCGTTTGCGTTAGAGTATAGCTCTGTATTTGCGTATCTCCAAGCAGTAGCCACTCCCTCGACTCTATAGAGCATCTTATGCCACATCTCAGGGAAACACTCCGAATACACCCAAAGACCTCTGAGCGGTTCCTCACCGAATGGCGGGCATACTCGCTGCTTCAGGAATGATCCGTGAAGTCTCGTCTGATTAAAGATATCATAGGTGCGATTATAATCCCATCCGAATTTGTGTACCGCCAACCACACATCCTCGCTTGACCAGTCATAGATTGGGAACGCTCTGTATTGATTACTGCCTGCCTCTGATGCTGAGTTCAGATAAGCATCGTTCTTTTTACGAGCGATCACCTGATACCTGCGTAGAGACTCCTCTGTTCTGATCCCCACGAGCATCGCTATCTTCCCCTCGCTCTTCTCGTATAGGTGAGGGCTAAATTCTTGGAAGGACATCCCTTTCTTAAATCGAGGATGTTCTGTGATAGCCTCCTCAGGTAGATCACGAACCCAAATATCCTCTTTTCCTTTTTCCCATGTGTACCAAAAAGGCTCCTCGTTAGATGATGCATTTCTATGCTTTAC